CAAGTTCACAATATATTTGACCATTTGCTGTTGCTAAGAACGGACTAGCACAATCAAATGTAATCGTAAAGTTTTCGTTGTGATACTTACGAACTGCTCTTTGAATATCTGTAAGCAAAGTTGCCCACTCTAGTTTACTTGTACCTAAGAAGTGCATAAAATCATGCACACCTTTTTCAAGTAGTCCATCAAATCTCAATGCAACTAATCTTTTAAGAACAAGATGCACATCGCACATGTTCTGACCACCCATTGACCAACCATTAAAGTGTGTGTCTGGATATACCTTAGGATCACAATAGTCTTTCATCTGTTGATACCAATCTTCTGCATCAGCGTGATTTTCACCTTGTAGTACGTTTAGAAACTTACAAGCACCTGTACGATTCTTCATAAAGTAATCGTTGTTAATACGTGTAGCATTAACGGCATCTTGATAGTTGTCAATACCTGTTGCTTTTCTTCCTGCTGGTGAACGTGCCACCCAAGCCGGAATATCAAGGATCATACCATAATTCATATAGGCATCCATCCACGCAAGAACCTGCTCACGTTTCTTTTTAGCCTTAGGACAATTAGGATCTTTCCAGTCGCCTTCCCAAACACCCTTACCAATCTGGAATCCACCTGAGTCACCAAGTAGCCAACTATTCTCACGATCACGTTCACGGATCATAAGTTCCTTAGGTGAGTCTTTATTGATATCTAGTTCGGCGTGTCCTGCGGAATACAAACTCCATTGATAGTTGAATAGTCCGTCTTTTTTGTTAAACCAGTTAAGACTTTCCATTTCGTTGTTAGGGAAAGGAATACGAGTTTTATCTACATATTCTTCTCTACGTTGTTTGCCAATAAAAGTCGCATAGAAACCACTGATCGCCGGCAAAAATATAGCGTAGTCTTTCTGTTCTTTTGTTAGATCAGTGTTCAATACTATTCTCCTTATTTGCTTTGTGCTGGTAAAATGTATTCGTATTGTGCTAAACCACTATCAACTGCAATTTGCATTGCACCTTGGTCTGAAATACGCATTACTTTATCACCATCTAAGTTTAAAATAGCCATAACTTGTGCTACTGGCCATGCCCATTCATTTTTAAGTGATCCTGTAATATTTGCCGCAAAAATAAATTCACCTGCGTGTGTACTTGCATCACCAAATTTAAATTTAAGAGTTGTGCCATCTGTAATAACCGTAAACACCGTTTCTTCTGCGTTAGCAGTTGCTTGTAATTTAAAACGTTGTACGTTAGCAATAGTTGGAGCAACTTCAACGTCCCAACTTGCACCTTTAAATTTAACGGTTTTAAGTTTTTCATTAATAATGTCAGCGTTCATAAAACGATAATCATTTTTAAAGTCACCTGCTTTGTTTTCAAAATGAATGCCTACTGGAATAGTTGAACCGTTTCTGTCAGCGGTTACTACGTCAATAGTTGCACCATCTTTGTATTCTGGACACTTTAAATGAATGTCTAGTTTATTTAGGTTAGGCATACCAAAAGTACCCTTCATCTCAATCTGCGGTGCTTTTGTGTTTGCTTGTAGAATAACAGATCGATCTTCTGCCATGCTATCAATGCCTGTTTGTGCATCATCACCGTTTACTTTAACAATGTTTAAAAAGCCAAGTGCGTGTGTATGTGCTACAATGTCTTGTAATATGTCTTTCATAGTTTTCTCCGTTCCTTATTACTATTATATTTAGAAAATCATTCAAAGTCAAATAAATTATTGAATGTATTCTTCTGTTCGGTTGATTTTATATCCCAATCCAAAACATCTATAAGATTACCCAATTTTTTATCAATAATAACTGATTCCATTTCGTCATCCGCAAATGGCAGTTCTTGAAACCAACTTGGTATTCTTAATTCGTCTGTAGGATATGCAACCGAAGTATATCCCATAGGATTCTGTTTTAGTTTGCAAACGATGACCTTCATACCGTCAACAATTTGCATACTATAATTGTCGCTGTTCATTTCTTTAAGGGTGTTCCAATTGATACTTGCCCTTACATGACCAGGCATATTAACCTTACCTTGCTTTTTGAGTTTGGCAAGATAATCAGTAATATTGTTTGCACGTTTAGGTGAACCTTTTTCCCAACCTGGTCGTGCTTTGAATTTTGTTCGGAACTCGCTGATCATATCAAGCACCTGTTCTTCTTGGGCACCTGTTAGCACAGCCAACAATACTTCACTTAGGAAGTCCTGCATAAACACAGGAGTATCTGATCTCTTAAGATCAAGACCCATTGCTTTTACCTTACCTGGTTTGCCTTCAGTGTCCATACGTTCGCCTTCTAGATCATAGATTAGAATAGCATATCTTTTCTTTGTAATAAACAACCCTTTTTCGCCAACAACTTCTCTACCTGCGGCAATAACTTTACCCCTGCTCTTAGGACAATGAAATGCGTCCTGCATAAATTTAGGAAAAGTAGTATTTGCTTCATCACAAATTTGATCATAAAGTGCAATAATGCTTTCTTTATTCCATGGAATATCTTGTTTATCGATTTCTGCACGTAGACTAGTATATGCACTAAAGTAACAGGAGTCAGTATCACCATAGATAATTGCTTTACCTAAGTGATCATATTCGCCTGTGATAATTTCATTAACTTTACTTGCCATGTGTTTTGTAATGGCTCTGCCTGTTAGTGTTGTACTTTGACCAATTCGTGGATCAAAGAATCTACAACCAGGATTAAGAATAGCACCATACAAACTATTTAGGTTAATCTTTTTAACAAGTTGTCGTTTATCCCAGAATGCACTTTCGATTTTATTTCCTGCCTGGATTGCTTCAGTTTTCTTAGCCTGCATTTCTTTACGTTCAGCATACCAGCGTTCTAGTAGTCCTGGAATAACACCTTCTTTTTCTGTTGTAAGAATAGTGCCATTAGCAGTAAGCATCCATGGTTGATTACTATCAAAGATTAATCTATAAAACTCTGCGGCACTCATAACATCTGATTCGCCGTTTTCCCAGTCAACGGTAAGTTGTATATCTTTTCTTTGTTCCATTACAGCATCATATTCTAAACTGCCGAAACGTCCTTCCCATGCCGCCGCAAATGACTTTTTACGCAATGTCATTTCATTTTTAATATGTTCTTCTGTGTATGTTGGTCTTAGTTGTCCTACAACGGTTGCTGGATCCATATTCAATGCTCTAATAACAGAAGGATATAGTGAATTGATGTCCATTGATCCGATCCAGTCATGCAATCCTTTTTTAGGATAAGCAACATAAGCACCCGCGGCAGGTTCACTACCTGGTTCTCTGTGTACCCTATTAGGAACAACAAAGCCACGTCTGTGTGCTTCGTTAATAATTGCTTGTTCTGTAACTGCTACTGCACCCATTGTTGTTGGTAACAACACGGTGTTTGCGTGTGCAAGTTCGTTTGCTAGGTCAATAAAACGTAGTTTCTTATCTAGTTTGTCTAGTAGTTCAACGTCTTGCCTGTTATATTCAATAAATGTTCTAAAGTCGTTGTTATATAACTGATCAAGTGTACCTTCGTATACGGTTTTCTTCTCACCGATCTCCATTTCACCAATAGCATCAAGTCTATATGTGTGTCGTTCTTCATATGTGTACTTACGATACAATTCAAGACTATCTAAGTGTTGACGTCCGATCAGATCATATGTTTCCTGTTCACGACCAAACTTTTCATAAGTTCTTTTCTTAGGATATTGATCCCATAAACAAAAACGTCTTGTATCTTCTTTTGAAAGCACACGAGTAATACGGTTCACGGTGTATGGAATATCATAGCCTTCGCTGTTCCAACCTGATAAAATATCTGCATCTTGAATTAAGTCTAAGAACGTGTCAAGCATTTCTGCTTCAGTTTCAAACAGGTGTGTATTAGGAAAGTCTTTAACTGCATACTTGGCATCTTCCATGGTCATTGTTTTAGGCGGAAGTGCTAGTGTTACTAAACTATTCAACCATTGCAGGTGTACGGTGATTGCTGTAATCGCTGTAAATGGATCTTCAGGTGAACTATATCCACGTTCCGGATCAAAGTCAACCTCAATATCGAAAAATGCAACGTGTAGATTTGGTGCGTCTTGTCCTTGATAGTTTTCTTCAAGCAAACGATATACAGGATTAATATCGGCTTCAAACAAACCTTTGTGTTTGTTTATCTTTTGTTCTTTAATAAAGTCTTTCCAACTTTTACATACAACTCTAGTACACGGATTGCCCGTAGTGGATTGATGCTTACCTTTTTGGTCGCCGTAATAAAATACGTATCTTGCAGGGAATTCTCTAAATTCTCGATCGCCGTTTTTAGTTCTTTCAACGACTTTAATAATATCTTTGTCTCTATTCCAGAGAGCGTCTACATAACTCATTTTTTCTCCTGTTTGTCACTTTCGGCTGACAATACCAAAAACTCCATTTGTGGCTGGATGTACCTTCTACACATATACTTATGTGATACTATTTCTTTGTTTTCTTTTTTCGGCCTTCAGTAGGTTGTTTAGGTTCTTTAATACCATGTTCTAATCTATATTTTGCCTTAAGTTCTGCATCAGTCCAATGTGGCGATCTGTCCATTCCGCCAGCACCTTGTGCCGCACCCGGTTCTAGTTTTTCTATTTTACCGCCTTTGGCTAAAAACTTCTTCATTAACTTGTCTAATTTTTCTTGCTGTTCTTCTTTAGATGGTTTGTCTTCGTGTGGATCGTATCGTCTCTTGATGTCAATTCCCATAAAACTCCTTTGTTATTATAATAATACAATCATTTCCATATTTTGTCAAGTTCTATTTGTTCAAAATACGCATCTACGTTTATTGCTTTATCGTCAATCCAAATATCATAGTGAGGCTTTTCAAACCTTACGTCAGTGTACTTAACACCCCAACTTCTTAGTTGATTATAAGTTAGTTCTTTTTTTGCTTCTAAATTACCATTGCTCATGCCTCTTGCCGTCCAGTATATAACTTCGTGACCTTCTTCAAATAATTTATTGAAGTGTGCGATTCTATCCTCGTAAGGTTTTGCGTACTCATATTCATTTTTACCGTCGGGTGTAATATTTAGATTACAAATGGTTCCGTCAATGTCTACAATATATTTCAAACTTTCCACTCCATTTTTTCTTCTAGTGCATATTGGGCACCGTGTATATAGTCTTTATCTTCTTCGCTTAATACACTCCAAAATTTTGATACCCATGAAATTACGTCTTTAACATATTCAGGTCTGTCAATGTGTGCCTGCCCTTCCATTAAGGTTTGCAAGTGATCCATTTTATTGTTAATTTTTTCTCTTAATGTTATTTTTTCCATATTTTTTCTCTAAGTGGTTTCCAATAACTATTGTTTTCTACCATAGTTATCATAGCAGAATCGTCAGTTACAGGAAAAGATTCGTCGGAATGTCTTTCCATATTATCTAGATTGTTTACATAGTCTGGATGATAAAAGAAAATATTATTAGCAGAAGTGTCATAGCCAAAGTACTTGTACCCGTAATCGGTCCAAAGTTTTTTATACTTTGCTAGACTTACACCAAATAGTCCTGTTTTTTTGTAAAATCCGTTGTGTTTAGAAGCAAATTCTATAAAAGGAAAACTAGCATAGATGTTAGGACCAAATCTTTTGTTAATTTCTAAACAAACAACCTTTGGAATATAATTATTTTCTAATAACCATTTAGATATTTCATAATCATAACTATCAATATCTAACGAAAAGAAATCAAAAATTTTTGGAGTATCCTTAAATGCCTTATCCACATTTTTTGGTGTTACCTTAAGATTGCTGTATTTGAAGTTATCTGGTAACACGGCTTTTGAAAAAATTCTAGGATCAGCATCAACACCAACTCCGCCCCATCCTTGATCCATTAAATGATGGGTCATGTTTTCTGTACCATTGCCCCATCCTATTTCTAAAAATGTTTTTGTATTATCTTTGATAGAGTTTGTTAGCAACTCAATAATTCCGTCTTCTTTGTGTTGGCTCCATACCTTAAATTCATATGGCAAAGACTTCATTACCACCAACCCATTGCTCTACCAAAGCCAAAGATATGTAAACAAGCAAAATAACTTGTCATTACAAGTGGCCAACCAACTTGACGTCTTACAAATGCAACAATACTAAACACCGCACCTGTAAAACTTACAGGATAAATTAAATGCATTGGAGGAGCATCTGCTGTAACACTAATCCAAGTCATTGATATAAACACACATATACTTGCTATTGTTTCATAGTAGAATGCTGTTTTATCAGAGGTATAACTTCTAATCCAAAATTGCTTTACTTTTTCCCATAAATTTTTCATAATATTTTTAGTTTCTTTGCTAGTGGTTTAAGATGATCAGGTATTTCCCAACCGAATACTTTTGCTAAATGTAATCCGCTGGCTTCGCCTGGAATGTCTTTTATACTTCGTTTCATACCAAATCCATACCCACCTTTTGTCTTTGAATGAATTTTAGGATCGTAGTGTGAAACGTCTTGATATTTTTGTTTTCTTGGCATATACTACCACCAACCTATTGCAACACCAAAGCCAAAAACATTAACCACAGCAAAGTAGGTTGTTAGTAGCAAAGGCCATGCAATTCTTCGTCTATAATAAGCATACACTCCTGCAAGTGAACCTATAAAAAATCCTGGATATACAATACGCATATCTGGATTGTCGGCTGTGAATGCAAGTGTTAAACTTGCACCAACCGTAAATAGAAAACTTAATAGTTCAAAAGCGAATGCAATTTTGTCAGACCGATAACTCTCGGCCCAGAAGTTTATTACTTTTTTCAATTATTTGTCTTTCCCAGTAGTAACAACAATAGTTTCAAGGTCGTCAAAGTCGTTATAAACTTCTTGCCAATTACCTTTGTGTGCAACTGAAATGGCTTTATTAATTAGACCTGGCTTAAGATCTAGTTCTTCTGCAACTGCTTTTACCGTGTCTTTAAGACCTTCTCTAAGATCTTGTACTTCTTGCATTACACTTGCACCGTCATTGATAACTTGAACTAGTTTTGCCTTTTCTTCAGGTCCGAAAACTTTTCCACTCATATGGTATCTCCTTTGTTAGTTTTTATATTATATATTGATTTATACTAGATGTCAAGAACTATTCTTCGTCTTTGGCTTTATATTGCCATTCATCTGTATGCCCTACACTCCACTTTGGAGTATTTTCTACCGTGTAGTTTTGACTACACACTTTGAAATCCGGCATTTTTCTTTCGGTAGGAACTAAACTTTGATCAGTCCAAACTACTCTATTGTTTGGTTGTGCGGCAAATTGGCCGTTATCTAGTTTAATAATATTGAATGTTTTATGTTCAGGATCATGTTCGCTGAGATTTTGATTGAGATAATTTCTATCTCTATGACAGGTATCAATAGTAAACAAGTATTCTCCTTTGTGCATTTTTTTATCTTTGCCAAAGAATTCGCAATCACCTAAAATTGGTTTGCGTATTACGGTAATGTCATAATCAAAGCAATCCCATATTTGTAGTGTATCTAAAGGAAGTTGATCTTGTTCTTTGTAATCTTTTTTCCATACAAAGGCTGATATCGGAAGTTTATCGTACAATGCACCATACTCTGTAAGCAATGTTTCAAAATAAAATGCTCTACCTTCGATGCTTTTGACACTAATCCACATACCAGGAGTTAGTTCTCCGTGGCCTTTTTCTAGATCATATAGATATTCTTTTTTAACGTAAACTTCGATCGGGGGTAAGTTGTGTACTAAAAACGCCATATTTCCTCTTTCGTTAAAAAAGAGACTATACTAGCCCCTTCAATACTTATTTATGTTTCTTAAACTTAACTTTAGAAGTTTTGTGTAACTTGGCATGGGGAACTTTAAGATTCTTTTTACCGTAAATATCACCCACCTTGTGTTTGTAACTTAGATGTGCTGGATCGAGACCGTAAAAATAGTCAACAACTTCATTTATTTTCATCGGAACAATGTTCGCACTTGCAATTAGTGCAGACATCATTTACACAATCCCAACAAGGTGTTCCGCAGTGATGTGCATGATCGCAGTTTTTGCATTTGCATTCGTTATTATTTGTTTTCATCTTTACCCTCTTTCATTTGTAAAAATTCTTTAAACAAGGACTTGTATGTATTTTCCTGTTTCTCCTCATTGCCTGCAACTTTTCTTTGAGCATCGGCTTGTGCTTTTTTAAACCATTGATCAAAATTAATAGGATCTCCGCCTGGTTGATTAATCTGTTTAGATGGTTGTTGTCCTTTTCCTTTAATAGTAAAACTATCTTTTTCAGAGTTGTATTCAACATCTTTTCCTGTTGCCATTTTATATATCTTTTGTACTATTGGAATTAGTTCAGGATTTTTTGTTGTTTTCCAAAGAATATCGTCCATGGCACTATGCATTGATTGATTAAATGCCGGTCTTTTGATAACCAAATCACCCTCATCTAACTGATCTTGATCAATAGAATTTGGTGTAGGATTTGCAGGACCCGGTCGCTGTACTGGTTTAGGGTCAACACCTGCTAGTTTATATAAGTCGCTTTGTGAAACATTAAGTTCAGGAATTTCTAATCTGTTTACACTTTCATTAATCATTTGTGCATGATTAGAAATATTGTTGTTTGCTGTTTGTTTTAATTCGGCTTGTGCATTTGCATCATCAGGAATTAAAGGTTGTGCAACTGCTCCCATTGAATTAAACTTACTTAGAATTTTTTGAAGATTCGCCATAGTCTACTCCTTATGACACGCTTTTTGATTTTGTTTTTTTTCCTGATTGTCTTGCTTTTCTTCCTGCACAATGGGCCTTCTGTGAGAAACCCTTCGCATTCGAGCAGTCGATAGTTCTTTTATATTTCTTACTCCAGGCCTCAGTGTAAATTTCATAGTAACGCATTATTCATATTTTGCTTTGGCTTTTACTTTATCATAAGCCATTTGTTGTCTACGACTCTTAAACTTTTTTTCGAATTCATCGTTCCATTGTCCGCTTTTACGAATTGACGATTCTAGGTCATCTAGGTCTTGTGTCTGTCTTTGATACTTGTCTAACTTTTGTGCTAATGACTCGTGATAGTCATCATCTGAATCTTTAATGGACATCATATGTTCTTTTTCTTTTTCTTTAAACATTTCGTATTCCATGTATCCGGTAACACTTTGTAGATAATCACTTGCTTTTGTAATTTTAGCGGCTGTCCAACCTTCTAGGTTATCACCTGGTTTAATCATTTTAAATAGTTTGATAGCATTTTCTGCCGTACGCATAAGTTGAGCACGAGCCATATCTGCTTCGTGATCGTACTTTTCGTTGTTAGTTTCAAAAACTTTGTTTAAAATATCTTCTCTGTCCATGTTAATATTTACCTTTTTAGGGTTCCTCCAAATATGCTAGTACCCTTCATGTCTAAAGCATTATCGCTTGGTTTTTGCATTTTTGCTTTAGGTGGATTAGGCATAGCGCCAACTAAACTACCGTATTTTTTACGTGTTTTCCTATCGCCAATAGCAATGTGTGGATTATTTACGGTAGCAATATTTCCAGCACTTGTAGCACCGGGTGATGCTGTTTCGTCAACTTTTTCTAGTGCTTTAAAAATATCCGAGTGTTCTTTTTTAACTTCTTCAGGTTCTTCTGGAGCAGGCAAATCTTTTTGTACAAGTGAATCGTAATCCTTCATTGTAAGTGGTTCTTCACCGCCCATAGAAACTGCCTTTTCAATTAAGTTATGTAGATCAACATCTGATTCCGCATCTTCTCTAGCATATTCTAGTACTCTAATTAAAAGAGGGACATTCATTGAAACTATATTTTCTTGAAACTGATCTTCCATTGAAATCTTTTTGTATTTTTCTTTGCGTGGAATGGTCTTGGTTTTATCACCATGTGAACCTGCCGCACCGCTTTTACGCAATGCTTCCATATCACGCCAGTTAGGATCACGTGGCTTAATTGGTTCTTTTTTTGCTTCTTCTAAATCACCTAGTCTCATTTTTTCTTTCCCGCTTTCATATTAGCACACCAGTGTGCCATACGTTGTTTTTCACCTGAACTTTTTTTAGCAATACTACGTAACTTACTTACCGGTTGTTTACAATCAACACCTGAACGTTTGGCTAAACCCTTGCGTCCTGGCTTTTTACCATCTGCAAAGTTCTCATTGGCTTTTTTATCATAGTGCATATCAGTATAACCATCTCCAGGTTGTACTTTATATCCTAATCTTTTGATATACTTATGGGCCATTTCTTTTTCTTTATCGCCACCATAAAACACAAGACCTGTGTCTGGTGATCCAACACCTGGATTAAAGTCATCCGGGTCAACATCAGCAGGATTGCCTAAGTGTGATCCTAAACGAATAAAGTCATATGGACTATCTGTTCTAACAATATGTGTATTTTTAGGATTAGGTATTAATGCACCTTCTTGCTCAATGGGCGATGATAATTTAATAATAATTTCCAAAGACTCATTTATTCTAGCAACATCAATATAAATGCTATCAAGTTGTTTTAAAACTTCGTATCTATGATGACCATTAATAATACGATTGTCTTTATCAACAATAATAGGTTCTAGTTTGTTTTCTTTTAAACGCTTATATTGTCTTTGTAAATTTTCTTTTATACGTTCTTTCTGAACAGGAACGATACTATCAAGGTTAACCGTTTCGAGAGTGTGCGGAATATGCTTCAAATCTTTGTTTCTGATTTGAGGAAGGTCTTCCCTGTTGTACCACTCCTGTTTTTGTTCTGCATCATCTTTTTCTGGCTCACCAACATCCTTCTTGAAAGCCTTGTCCAAGGCACGTTTAACTATTTCTAGGCTATCTTCATCTGCTTGATATTTGATGCCAATACCACCTGCACCGTTCCAGCCATTAATGTTAAGACCCCTATCGTCTATGAGAATATTTGGGGTACCGTCCGACTGAGTAGCATACGTAGACTTATTATTTGTAATAATAATATCTTTCGGTTGTGGATTAAGATGTTGTTTAATCCAGATTCTCTTATACTTTTCAGAGTTTGCACCATCGCCGCGTAACGGACTTGAACAAATATTATAATGATCGGTATAACTTAAAACCAATTTAAGCAATTTAGGAACATTAGGAAACATCGGTAGACGTGCAAAGAAGTCTGTTCCGATCATAGCATCTAATGTTGCTTCTACTTTTTCTTGAGGAATATCTCTATAGTTTCCTGAGTTAACGCCAGCCATTTTTGCGTACTCAGAAAAGAAATCTGCAAGTACTCCGTCCATGTCTAAATATATCTTTGGCGTTCCCATTATTTTTTCTTTCTACCTCTAAACCCTGCAAACTTACTATCAATTGAACCAGACATCAACGGTTTTGAAAACCAAAGTTTAAACCATTCGTCATCGCCTGGTTTAATGCCTAATTTACGCTCTTTATCCTTTAAAGCCTGTGCTGTATGCGACATATTTTCCAATGTCTGGGGCTGTTGTTGTTCCTTATCAATACCAGCAAGTTTCTTTAATTCTTCAATGTTCATATCAGTATTTATTTTAAAGTGTTTGCTATTTTTTCTCTTGGAATCACGTGAAATGCTCGTTTGTCAATAGTTTTAGGATCTCTTGACTTTATACCGCCTTTTGCGTGTCCTAACCAGTGTCTTAGTTCACTTACGTGAAAGACATGTGATAATGGAGAATTGCGTGTTACACTATAAAAATATTCTTTTGGCATTGTTTTATATACATCCCACCATGCACTAGTATCTACCGGAGGAACTAAATCATAGATTTTGTCTGAGTAATAAACTTCAACAAACATATTCATGAATTTCACAAATTCTGGATGATGCCTATTATAAGATATAAAACCTGTTTCGGGACCGCTATTATGATGTTGCCCCATATAATTTGCTAGTTGCTTCGGTTGAACAATATCAAAGAAAACTGAATTAATTGGATTAGTAACATATACATCGGCATCCAACCAAACTAAAACATCTCCGTCTAGTATTTGTGATGCTTCGTATTGTACTCCAACCTTAATGCTCATGCGAGATGTTTTTGCTCTACCTTTAAATTTTTTAACGTTTAAGGTAAACAAATTATAAAATTTATTTGTGTTTAAATTATGTTGTATAATTCTGTCGTTTTTTGGAAGTTCCGGATAATCTTCAGTCCATATGTGAAGTGTGTATTGTTCTGGAAATTGTTTAAGGAATGTTTCTACAAGTCTAAACCCACTCTTTTCGTAGTAGGCCTTGCTCATTGATGTTATAAAATCAAATGTTTTCATTGGTAGCACCCATTAGATTAATTTGAAACCTTTCATCATCTTTTTAAGTGTACCTTTTTTAACATCCTTAGTTGTATTTTGTTTTGTAAGAATGCCAACACCCGCGGCTTCTTCTTTTGTTGCTTGATCTTCATCTTGTATGCCCATACCTTGACGTACTCTAGCATACATCTGTTTTGCAAGTGCATCATTAGATCCTGGAACGCCTTGTTTAAATCCTTCAAAGTTTCCTTCAGCGGCTAGTTTACGCATTTTACTAGCACTCATACCAGCAACGCCTTCTGCATCCGGATCACGCTCGCCACTACTAACAACTTTAATATTAGCAAACTTAAATGGAACCTCTCCTTTTTGATCAGGTTTTCCGTTGTACTTGTCTATTAAATCTTGATATTGTTGTACACGATCACTTCCAGCAACAAGTAATACATTGTCGTATCCTTGACCTTGTAAGTTTTGAAACATTTGAATAATTGTTTTAACACTGGTATTTCGGTCTACTTTAATATTAAACATCTCTTGTGAGAAATGTAATTTTTCAGCAAAAGAAAGAGGATCTGTTTTAGGCTTTTGTGATTTGCTTAAAAACAAAATAGGATCGCCCATAAATTTTTGAGCATATTGTTTTACAACGTCTATTACACGTTGATGTCCTATTGTTGGTGGATTCATTCTACCCCAAGCAACTACTGCTGTTTTTTTAGTCGCTTCAGAGATCTCAAAAATTTTCATTAGACCTCCTTAGGATCGTATGCGCCGTCTTTTATATGAGGTACCTGTCTTTCAGCAAGTTTTTTGCAAACTGCTTCTTTAATTTCTTTAGTATAAATTTCTTCAAAATTTCCAACAAGTTTAAATTCTTCTTGGTATTTGTTGCAACCTAGTTCGACAAGGTCTTTAAATTCCATAGCACACTTATTTGTATCATCTAAAATATTTTTTTTCTTAAGCACACGTGCCGCAGGAAGAAAATATTCTTTTTGTAAGTCGTCGTCGTTTTCAATATAGAAACATAAGTCGTCTATAAGTGTTTCGGATGAATGAGTCTTTTCAGGTTCTTTCGAAAAAAGTTCTTTTAATAACATTTTTGATTACCATTTCTTACAAGACCAATAACGTGCTTTTGTTTTCGGACCTGGTGTGTCGCAGTTGTGTCTAGCACGGAAACTTTTACGTCTCTTTGGATTGTACGCTTTAATCTTCATGTCAGGATCACCAAAGTTAACTTTAACTACATTGCCCTTTGGATTCTTAACATACACTTTAAATTTTTTAACATCGCCTCTCGTAGGCTTGTTTAATTTAACAGAACGTCCTTGATATTCTGCTTCCTCGATTGAATCTTCGTCATATCCGACCCAACCAAAGTTTTCATAAAATTCATCACCATTTAACATTACATCAGTTTGTCCTTGAAACCAATTTTCTTCTACTGACTCTTCTGATTTTTCTGTTGAATTGTTCATTGTTTTTGCAAGTGCTTTTAGTTTGGTAACGCCTTGTGCGGATAAAAATGGTTCCATCATTTTTTCCATCGCATCACCAAATGCATTAATTTCTATTTTTTGCAAAGGCTTTCCTTGCATAATTCTTTCAATTGCCCTTTTAGCCATAACTGCTTTTTGTGGATCGTCCATAACCATTCTTAGTGCTGTTAGTGCTTTGCTGTCAAGTCTAGTATTGCTATCTTTTTCACTATCTGTTTTTACATCAGTTCCGATGCCTAGATCATCATCATGATCGTCATTTGGATTTGCTTCTACTTCAATGCTTTCTTTTGGTACGCAATTAGGAACTTCTTTTCCGCCCTTCTTTTTTGTACCAACCATTTCATAGCCTTTCCAACAAGGATCTTTTTTACCTGATGAAAGTTTACCGGCTTCGTCTACGGCTTTGCTAATTGAACTTCTTGATTCGAATTCATCATCTGCTTCGTCGTCTTTGTATTCAGACTGATCTGGATCCTTTTCCATAGGCATTTCTTTAAGTGCCTTCTTGATAACAGCCATAGCAAATGTTGATTCTTCTTTTGATATAGATTGTCCACCAGCAATTTTTTCACTGATGTGATTCATTAAGTTACCAATTTCAATATGTGTATCATCAATTGGTTTGATTCTTTCACCAATTTCCCCTATTAGTCTTCCTGGCGATTTTTTTAATTCTGCGTTGAATAATTCTGACTTAACATTAGGATCATTAATATCCTTATTAGCAAATGCTGGATTGTTGGCACTACTATATTTTATTTGGTTAGCAGATGCTTGGGCAAACACAATGTTACCTACTTCGGGCATTACGTCCTGAATAGTTAAGCGTTTGGGTTGATCGTCCTTCTTTTCTTCAATACCGTCAATAGTATTTAATATGTGTCTAAAATCCATAATATCATTTACTCCTTATTATGAGTATTTATTACAGATTGCACATTAACGACCGTCTTTGATATGCGTTATTTGTGGATCCTTTGCTGTAAACTCTAAACCTGCCATTCTTCCGACATATACAGAACCTTCTTTAACCAACTTTAAACGCACGGTATTTAGAATAATATCCATAAATTCGTTTTGTACGTAGCGGTCAAGATATGCTTCCATTACTTTATCGTTGTCTGTGCAAGTAACTGATATTTTTTCTGGGAGTATTTCTTTGTACTGAGCCATTTGAGATCCTTTTTTAAAAAGTTATAAAAAAAGGCCCCCGAAGGGGCCTTTAGTCTTAGTTCTATTAAGCAACTAGGCCTTTAGCCATTGCTCTGTAACCAGCCGCAATTACTCTACGGCTTGGAGTACCTAAACGATACTTCTGTGTCATGCGACCTTTAGTATCTTTATGCGTGTTTAGGTAAATCGGATAACCTGAAAAGCGTAGTGCTTGAATCACTGCTTGTGGGTTACCAGCACCAAAACGTGCTTTGATTTGCTTTGAAGTAAGTGCTTGACCGTCTGTCAAAGCGTTAAGTACTTTTGATTGAATTGTAGTTGTCATTGTTTTCTCCTAGTTTAACATAACATCGATGCGTCAACATCAATTATAATAGTAACAAAGTTTGTGGATAAAGTCAAGTCTTTTTAGACTTTTTTTGTAAGGAATTTTTCCAATTAGGCCCCGAAGGGCCTAAATGAATACGAAACTAATTACGCCGCTTCGTTGATAATTGTTTTATTAGTGTTACCTAACAATCCAATTAATTCTTTTTTCATAGATAATGCATTATCTAATGTAGTAGTACCTAGTACTCTTACATTGAAATCATAACCATTGTCTACTAATCTTTTAGTAGCAGTAGGTCTGCTCATTTTTAAGTTTGCGAATTTGATCGCACCACCGTTAACAGATCCGTTAACAACGTACTTGTTTGCTTCATCTACGAATACGCCAATTTTTGATTGAACGTTTCCTTTTTGAAACTCCCTAGTGTAAACAACGTATTGTTTAGTTCTAGCCATTTGTTTCTCCTTGTTATTATAGTTTTCGATAAAATGTTTTATTAAGTTTATCATACTATACTAATATACAACAGATACTTGCAAAAAGCAAGAACAAATATTACCAAAGTGGTTAGATAGAACGTGATGGGTCGATATCGCCGCTTACTTCGATATCAAATTCGCCCGGAATGGACGAAGCAATAGTGTTTGCCATTTCTTCTGCCGTTGCATCATCCAAATCTTTTGTTGTAGCAACTTCATATACATAATGGCCTTCGTTTGTTTCGTAATGCTCAAAAACAATACCTTCATCGCTTTCCATTAGATGTTCATTGATTGTAGATGCCATAGCACCTGCAAATAATCTTATGAAATTTTTGTCCTGTTCTTCTGTGAATATAATTCTTACAAAGTTTTCGTTCATTTTAAATCCTATTATGGAACTGGTGTAAGGTTTACCACGTTCCATTGTCCGTTTAACCAAATCATTAATGCTTGTGTGCCATCACCGTTTGGATCCC